GCTTCAGTAGCCTTAAACGCTTACGTTGCTCTTGGTGGCAGGGACATAGTATATGGACAGAAACCAGATTCCGGTTCAATTTCTCCATCGGGAGTAGCAGGTTCTGAAAGCCCCCTATCACCAGGAACAATGGCAAATGTTGCAGTAGGAGGCAGTCATTTTAGTTGGGTCAATCCCGATAACGCCAAAACAAGTAGCGATGTCTATGTAACAAGTTCTTCAAATATGACCCCGATTTATGATAAAATTGTTTCTTTAATTTTGGCAGATGGAAGTCATGGGACAGAAAACAAAAAAACAGGATTAGAGTGGGTTGATACTGCCGATACCTATTTCTCTTATGGTAGTGCGATTGATGTGTGGGGAGAAACTTTGACGGCTGAGAATATAAATGACTCATAGACCAAAACGGAAGTTCTTATAGTGACTATCTTGAAGCAACTAATTTTGGTTTTTCTGTTCCTACGGGTTCAACGATAGATGGTATTTTGGTAGAAATAGAAAGAAATTATGTCGTTGCTGGTAGGTCAAAGACTCCACAGGTTGACCACATCCGCATTACTGTTTACTATACAGACTCGGGTTCTTCGTTGACTCCTTTGACAAAAAATGGATTAATAAATACACTAAAAGGTATAAAAGGTTCGATTTTAACCACCAAACCCTTATCGGGAATAATAACCAATGATAATCCAACAGCCTAACCCACAAACACAAACGCTACCCAAGACTTTTATAAGCACTTCTATTGGTACGGCTATATCAATTCCTGTTAAGAACATCAACTCCTTTACAGCTTCTGAGGCCATACAGATAGGTGAAACAGGCCAAGAACAATCAGAAGTACAAATGTTGGGTACGGCTGTACCATCAGGAACGGCTTTATCGCTTTTGGGTACTACTTCTTATTCTCACCCAACAGATACTCCTATTTATCCGATTAAGTTTAATCAAGTTGTTTTCAAAGTCTCAACTACAGGTACAGCTGGAACCGCTACAGCGATCACTGGAGGGACAATAGGCTTACAGGTAGACAACCCCTTTACTCAATACGACCACACATCAGGGGTAACAACTTACGCTTACAAAACATCCTACTATAATTCAGTTGGTGCTACTTCAAGCGATAATTCAGCTTGGATTCTACCAGCCGGAAACACCCAATATTCGTTATCAAAACTCCGCCGGAGAGTGAGGGACAAACTATTCAATTCCAAGTTTGTTGAAGATGACACCTTAAATGACTGGATAAATGAGTGGAAGGACGAACTTACCAACACTGCGATTAAGGTAAACAAGGCTTACGCTATCGGTACAACTTCAATATCGTTTGCCGCTAATCAACAAATGGGGACAATTACGGATACAGATTATAAAACTATTAACAGACTGTGGTTTAGTGACGGGACGGCATCTGTACCAGTTGGACAGATAGGGCTTAATGACTATCACCCAGATGACATCTTCTCAAGCAATAGACCTAAATTCTTCTACTATGGAGACAATGTCATTGGTAGACTTCCTTACGAACAGGCCACTACTGCCACTATCACCTATTCTAAGCTAAACTCTAATTTAAGTGACGATGACGATGAATTACCATATCCAATGAGAGGGTACACAAAGTCTTTCATTGATTACTGCAACTCACTTTCCTACTACAAAGACAACAAAAAGACATTAGGAGATAAATTCGGTGACAAAGCTGAAATTAGCAGATTACAATTTGAGAGAGAGATTACTCCTCGTCATGAAACTGGTCCTAAGTACATAACATCAGTAGAGGTACTCAGTGAAGATGATGGGTACTTTTACCTATAATGCCTAAGTTTCGGGTATATTCGTTTGGAGGTTTAAACCTACACACTTCACCTTTCATGCAACAAGCCGGTGAACTTATATCTTGTGTTAATGTAGACGCTAACCCTCACGGAGCTAAACAAACCAGACCAGGCTATGCGACTTATTTAGGAACAGCCAATGGTAGTGCAGTAACGGATATGTGGAACTGGACTAAGAACGACGGGACTACTTTTTGGAACTATCGACTATCAGGTGGGACGATCTATTCCTCCTCACAGGGAACGGGAGCGTGGACAGCTACAAATTTGGGAACTACTACAGCAACCAAGATAGGACATGCAGTTTTAGGGGACACTTTGTTTATTGGAGATGGAATCAACCCTATTTTAAAATCAACAGACGGGACTGCGTTTGGGACAATGGCTTTAGCCCCCACAGGAGCGTATCTAGCAGAGTTTCAGAAAAGAATTTATGTAGCTGGTACCGTTTCGACATTATTCTATTCTACATCCTTAGACGGGACCAACTGGGCTACTTCAGGTACTGCCGATTCGTCATCATTTGACTTAGGTGGTGGTGGGAAATTAGGACAGATATTTATTGCTAATGATAGGTTAAATATCACAAAGAACAACGGACGGGTCTATAGATGGGATGGGTATTCACTTCTAACTGTACCAACCAATCAAGGGCCAAGTTCCCCCTATTCATTTGGAGAGATAGAAAACTACTGGTTCTGGTTAAATAGAAACGGTTACATGTCCTATTACGGAGCCATGCCAGAGATACTTTCAAATTCCATAGAACACCAGATTGTTGTACAAGAAGATAGTACGGGAATAACTGGGAGTGTGTTTTCTGATGCTCCAGGGGTAACTCATAGATATAACTATCATTGTTCTGTAGGTTCGGTTCAAGATGACATTTCAAACGATACCATTGCAAACTGTGTTCAGAATTATGACTACACTCATAACGAGTGGTCAAATTACTCTTTTTACAACAAACCTGACTGCTGGTTAAGCTATACTGACGCTGATGGTGTACCACAGTTGGTCTTTGGCGACTCAGCAGGTCAGTGTTTCAAAATGGGGGGCAATTCAGACAACGGACAACCAATAGTGCCTGTCATACAAGGGGTTCTTAATTTTGGAAGCCCAGACATGGATAAGAACTTTAGCTTTATTAGGGCACACTTTAACCCAGGTTGTTCTGCAAGGATGCAGGTAGCAATTACAGACACCTTTAACAATGGATCAAAAGACTGGATAGACTTAGGCGACTTACAGACAGGATTTAAGACAATGAAGTTCCCATCAGGTTCGAGTGGCAAGTTGATGTTTTACAAGATTACTGATTCAAACGCTGTCAGTGCCTTTAGATTTTATGGCCTAACTGTGGATTTTTCCAAGACTGGGTACTAAATGATTGGAAGCGACCCAACTATTGACTATTCTAAACAGGGACTTAACAATAGACTACAGCCTGAAGGTGGTTTGGCCGATAGAAAGACGTATACAACGGCTACAGAATTTCAAAATAATAACGAGGGTGGTGCTGTTGGAAATTACAACATGGGAAGTATTAGTGCCGGTAAAATCAATGCAGGTACGATTGTTGCTGGTGTGGCCTATGCTGGCACACTATCTTTCGGTCAACTAAAAGGTGGAACTGCTACTCTGGGAGGATCAGCAAACGGAGATGGTCTTTTGGTCGTCAAAGACGCTGACGGATCATCAATGGCTACATTAAATTCTACTGGCCTCGCAGTTAGTAAAGGAAGTATCACTATTGAAAATACAGGAGGAACGACCACTCTTGACGCTTCGGGTGTTGTCTCCACCTCCAATTTTATAAAAAGTGAGGCGGTCAATGTCAGCCTTAATCAATCCATCACCGGAACAGCAATCACAGCAGTAACAGGGGCGACATTAACTTTTGTTTTGTCTCGTCCATCAGAGATGTTATTTTTAGCGGATATGGCCAATTATTTGGTTGAAGGCGTTGGCGATACTTGTACTTTGGCCTATTCTTGGATCACCCTTGACGGTACAACTCAACAGCACATCATTTTGGGAAGTGGGTACAACAGCATGATTTCTCTTTCTGGTCATGTAGTCAAAGAAGTATCGGCCGGCACTCACACCGTCAACTTATATTCTCGACAAACCGGGGTATCGGGGACACCTAGCTTTATCGTGGCGGCTTTCAAACTTAGTTATCTTATTTTCGGCACATAAAATGGATAAAACATATATCACAATACAAGACGAAAAAATCACGGCAGTCATCACCAGTAATGATCCGACACTTTCAGGAGTGATTGATATTTCAGATCATCCAGACATTAAAAAGATAAAAGCCAACTGCAATCACTTCAAGTATAAGAAAGGCAAAGTAAGTGAAAAGCCGGAAAGTGAATGGCTAGTAGTCGAACCACTAGAGAATCTTTGGTTTGGAAAATTCGCTGAATTGGAGAAAAGATTAGAAATATTGGAAAAAAAGGAATAATAACTATGACAAAACGATTAAACACCATTATAAATTGACACAAAATAGATTAAACAATAATATTTAACTGTTAAAACAAAATAAATTATGGGAGCATTAGCAGACGCACTAATAAATAAAGGAGGGTACAACCCCACAGACGCACTAAATGCTGAAAGTGGGCCAAGAGCAGCAGAACTAACGAGAGAATTTTTAGGAGGATCATCTGGCAGTTCTGGGGGTTCATCTGGCGGGTCTAGTGGATCATCTCAAAGCTTAGAGGACTACTTTGCCAGTCAACAGCAATTACAAACTCAAGCCAACGCACCAGCTATTCAGTCATTACAAGCGGGTATCCCACAAAGTCAGGCAACCACACAAGCCCAAGTAGGACAACTACAGG